TCAGACGATTGCCGACATGACCTCGACGCTGCCATCCGAGGCCACGTAGCGGTTGAATTTTGGCTTGATGGGGACCCGGACCCGATAAGCGCGGGGACCGCAGGAGACGCCGCACGGTGGGGCGGATCGATCGCGGCGGTGGGAATGGCGGCGACCCCGCTCGGAGCCCACCAGGCCGGGCGAGGTTTCGTCGGCCGAGTGACTGGTGTTGCCGGTCACGATGAAGGAAGGGGCGTGCCGGTCGAGCATCAACGCCGATCCCGGCACGCCCGGGATTGATCCCGCATCGTCGCATAGTCCGCGAGCGCCCGCTCGGTTGCAGAACCTGGCGGGAGGCGCGTCACTTCGTCGGCGAGGCGCGCCTGGAATTTGCGGCTGTAGGCTGAGACCGGCGGGCAAACGACGACCGGTCTAGAAGGAGCCATCGCGCAACCGGCCGATGAGATCGTCGCGATCGCGAGGAGCGTCCGCGCTGGCATCGAGCATCCGGTCTTGTGCATGGGTCACTTCCTTGATCGATTGGTTCTCGGCTTCGATCGCCTTGGCGTGTTCGGCTTCGCCGCCGGCGCGCTGGCCGAAACGGAAGATCGTTGCGACGGCGATCACCGCCGCAACGATCAAGGTGAGTGCAAACCAGCCGGTCATTTCGCGGTGTTCGCGAGGCCGGCGCGCAGTGCGCCGAGTCCGAGCGCAGCGAGGATCTGTGTGAGCCAGTCGGACCCGACATCGACGCCCGGCACGTCGATGCCGAGGCCCTTCTCAACGACCACGACGAGAATGAGGACGGTGGCGATGATGTAGGTGCGGTAGCCCGCGCCAAACTGAAGAACGGCGTTCATGGGTAACTCCTTGTTTGGGGTGGATTAGGCCTCGTTGACGGAGAGGCTTCCGCTCGTGGCGAGAGCGATCGGGCGGACATTTGCCGGCTGGGCGCGGTAGGCCGGCCGCCGCACCGCAACGAGGCGCTGCTTCGAAAGCCGGGAGATCGTCACGCGGTCGGACTGGTTGCCGCCAAGGACATGGAAAGCGCTGGCGTCGTGGCCGACATAGAGCCCGACATGCCCGCCGCCCTTGCGCTTGAAGACGAGGACGTCGCCGAGCGCCGCGGATCCTTTGGCCACCGGTTTGCCGAAGGCCGTCCAGGCGAGCGCCGAGAGATAAAGGTTTGGGGGATCGCGCTCGGGCCGGCGCTCGACGTTGGCGCGCAAAGCGATGACAGCCATGAACAGGCCGCACCAGGGAATGGCGTCAGCATCGTAAAAGCCGCCGTAGTCGCGACCGAGGCCCGCGGCCTGAAGCTCGCGCCCCCAGCCGATGATGCGTGGGTTGTTCGCGGCTCCGGGCGCCTCCAGAACCCCGAACTCCTTGAGGGCTTCGAGGATCATGCGCGGGCCAGGCTCGGCTTCGAGCCAGCGGTAGTTTTCGGGCAGCATAGGGCTCTCCAAACAAAAAGCCCGCCGGAAGGGCGGGAGCATGGGGCGGCTAGGTGGTCGAGGTGGTCAGGCGAGCTTGCGCTCGTCCTCGTTGGCTTCAATCCGGTCGATGCGCTCGCGGAGCTCGGAGAGCGTCGCCTTCATCTGGGCGATGTCGGTTCGCGCTTCGGCCACGACCTTTCGCCCGGCGATGTCATTGGAGGCGTCGGCCTTGATCGCGGCGATCTCGCGCGCGTTGGCGGCAAAGGTCGCATCGATCAGCGTGAAGCGCTGTGAGAGCCACCAGGCCACACGCACAAGAAAGACGACCAGGATCAGAAGCTCGGCGATGATCCCGCCCGCGACCATCCAGGTCATGGTGATGGCTTCGGGCGCGACGGTGACAGCCGCCGCAGGGGCTGCGGACATGGGTGCTCCTGTGGGAATATGGGTTGCGAACGGTGGCGCGCAGGCGGCCGACGGGCGCGATACGGCGGCGGTGCGCGGGGCTGGGGGCGTCTGCCCGCCCACTGGCCGCCTGTGGCGCGTTGTTTCGTCAGGGCGCGGTGTAGCCCTGCGCCGCGACATAGACGCTGGCGCCGGTGGTGATGCAGGCGAAGTTGAGCGCCGCGTTGGCGGTTGACTTGAGCGGCGAGGGAAACACGATGGCGTCCGCGATCGCCATGTTCGCCGGCGCCAGCAAGCGCCAGATCACGGTGGAGCCGTCCTTGATCACGACCTCGGTCGCCGTCGCATTGGTGTTCTTGATCTGGATGGCGGTCAGATAGCGGCGAATGCCGGCGCCGGCCGCCGCGGCGAGCGCGACGTCGGTGGTGTTGGTGATGGCCGCGCCGGTGTAGGACCAGTCGGCCTCCGGGATCGAATAGGGCTTTTGGACCAGCGCCCCGATCATCGTCGCCATGAGGTGGACGAGATCGCCGGTCGCCGACATCGCGGCCTGGTTGGCGTTGGCGGCGCGGGCGCCGATCCCGACCGGATTTCCGGCGGCGGCGTCCTGCGCGACGCCGCCCGTCACCGTCACCGCCGAAACCGCGTTGGTGACAAGCACCGGCGCCGCATCCATTTGGTCAGAGCGGGCGAAGCCGCCGATGGACTCGGTGATCAGCCGCGTGAACTCCATCACGCGGACGAAGTGAAGGCGGAAGTCGGTGCGCGGCAGCACCGCGCCGCCGGCGTTCGTCACCGTGATGTCGGCGCCCGTCGGCGCCGCGCCGATCGGCTCGAGGATCAGATTCGTGCTCGCGGCCTCGCGCACCCGGCAAGGGCCATCGACGCCAAGATCGGCGCCCGTCGCATTGTCCCGAACGCCATGCAGATTGACGTATTGGCCATGTTGAAGGCCGGACCATGCCGAATTCCCGACAATTGTCAGCACATTGGCGGTCCGCGAGATCGACTGGACGACTTGGGTGATCGGTGCGCCGAACACGCCGCCGTTCACCCGGATCACGACGCCGCCATAGGAGGTGGCGGTCGCCGCCACGCCCAGGGCGACCGTGATCCTCAGCGCGTCGACCACCGACGCCACGGCGGTCGGCGTCGTCAGGTTGGCGAAGTTGGTTTGGTCGCGGATGCCATAGACGACGATCTGGTCGCCTGTGGTGAGATCGTGCGGCTGGTCGAAGGTGATGGTGGTCGTCGTGGCGCCGGCCTTTGCGGCGGAGACGATTTTTCCCGCGGGCCGGGAGGCCGATCGATGGTTCTTCGCCCGAAACCGGAGCTTGTAATCGCGGGCCGGGTTCGGGACGACCTGGGTGCGCTTGAACAGGGCCGAGAGCGCGGCGACGCTGTCGATCGGCGAGGCGCTGAACGTCACCTTTTCGAGTTGCGGCAGGATTTCGAACAGGCCGGCCGGGGCGAAGGAATAGGCGCCGGCGGCTGTCACCAGCTGCGTCGCGGCGGTCGAAATTGAAAACGCCGCGGCGTGGTTGCCGGCGATCGTCCCGGACGGCAGCGCGTCGCCGCCTTCGGAGCGCACATAATAGCTCGCGTTGGTCGCCGTCGCGCCCTCGAACACCAGACTCGACCCATTGCGGGCATAGCCGAGCGGATCGGCCTTCAGCACGAAGCCGCCGGCGAACGGCCCCGCGCTCACCGACGGCAGCGCGCCCTGCGGTCCGGCGGTCGCGGTGAATGTGGTTGGCGTCGGCGTGGTCGCGATCGTTACGACGGAATAGTTCAGGCGGCTGTCGGAGACGCCATAGGTCGAGACCTTCTCGCCGATCTTCAACCCGTGAGGCGCGCTCGTCGTGACCGAGAGCGTCGTCGTCGCCTGGGAGATGGAGGCGATGGCGACGGGCGAGGCCGGGACCAAGGGCGCGGCGCCCGACCAATCATCGGTCGAGACCAGTTCGAACGAGAACTCCTGCCCGTTGATGCGCTGCGACATCGAGACGCCAGCTGCGACACGGACCGGCATGACGAAGCGGTCGAGCGTCTCGATGATCGTCTCCGTTCCGTCGGCGAGCGGATCCTTCGAGATTACGAGATAGCTGGCGCCGGCGACGTTGCCGTCGACCTGAACGATGTCGCCACCTGCGATCTGCGCCGCATTCCAGCGGTCGGTCGTGTCGAAGGCCTCGAAGGCGTCGCGGAATTTTGTTGGCGCGCCCAGGATGCTCACGGTCGGCGCCACGCGGCCGTCCTGATCCTGAAGGGCGGCGCCGCGCACGAAGCCGGCGATCCCGCCGCTGACATCGGCGTCGCCCCCGGGCGCGCTCGGCCACAAAAGGTCTTTGGTCATGATGCTCTCCTGGAAATGATGTTGCTGATCAGGACGTCGGCGCGGCGAAGGCGAGCGCATAGAGGACGATGCGCACCTTGCCGCCGGTGAAATTGCCGCCGGACGCCGTCACGCGGATCGGCGTGTTGGCGTAGAAGGCGGTCGGCCCGATCACGCCGATGTTGGACGAGCCAAGCGCGACGCCGAGCGAACCGCCGAACTGGCTGGTGTTGCCGGCCACGCCGACGCCGTAGGAGGTCGCCCCGGTGACGGCTAAAGTGGTGCGCGAAGCGACCGCCAGCACGATCATGCGGTCGGCGATCACGGCGGTGGTGGCGTCGACGAAGGCGCCGGTGAGCGTCAGTTCCTGCTCAAGCGCCACGAGCCGGATCGCGCCGCCATTGGCCGTGCCGACGATGCGGTCGCGCCAGGCGGCGTCGGTCCAGACGACGGTGAGGCGCTCGTCCTCGACATGGACACGCCATCCGACGGCGGGCGATAGATAAGCCCACGCGCCCTCGCGCCAGAAAGCGATCTTGTCGGTCTGGCCCGCCCAGACGCCGGTTGCGCCCGAGGGCACGATCCAGCGCTCACCATTGGCCGGGCTTCCCGGCGGCGTCGCCAGCGCCCGGCTCTTGACGCTGGTTTGCACGAGCGCGTCGAGCCGCAGCAGAGCATCGTTATGGGTGATCTCCTTCTGCGCCTGCCCCTGCGCGAGCGTGGGCAGGCCGAGGTTCGGCGTAGGCATTGGTGTGATCCTTCAGATGGTTGCCGAGCCCGGCCAGCCGCGCCCGACCGAGGCGGAAAGCTGATAGACGCGCACGGAGATCGCGCTTTGCGCCGATCCAAAATCCGCGACCTGCTGGGCGACGGAATAGCTGGCGGTCGGCGTGGCGCCCGCGATGGTGCGGACGACGTTCGCGCCGTTCATCACATCGACCTCGTAGCGCTCGCTTTCCTCGTTGAGAGGAACATCGACGCCATCGGACCAGAATCCGCCGAAACGGGTGCGCCGAACCCATGTGATGGTGAGATCGCCGCCGCCATTGCGCACGCCAGCGATCTGAACCGGCGACCATGGCATGCGGCCGACGGCCTTCGCGGCGAAGGTCGTCTGCTGCCAGGCGGGATCGGCGATATCAAGCGCCTGCGGTCCCCACCGATAGAAGCGGGCGGCAAGGCGTTCGGCGGGCTTGCCGTCGATTTTGGCGACAGCCTCGTTCAGCAGAACCACCGGAGCCCCAATGGGGAGCGGCGAGCGGATCGCGTGCTCGGTGCCGAGTCGTCCGCGCAGGAGTTTCGTCAGCCGATAGGTCTGCGATCCGGTCAGCACCGCATCGGCGAACTGGACGATCTCCCAATCGCCGTCGGGCGTGCCGAGCGCGAGACTGTTCGCGCCGCCGCTCAGGATCGTGTCGGGCGTGGCGCTCGCCAGTTCTCCGGCATAGAGCTTCACCTCGAGGACGGAGCCGTCATCCCAATACTCGGTCGGCCCGGCGGCAAGCGGCTGGATGGTTTCGCCGATGGTGGCGCGAACGGCGAGTGTCGTATCGAGCGCGAAGTCCGAACCCGTGGCGCTGTCCATCACAACGACGCCGCCCCAGGGCGAAGCGCAGGCCGCGGCATAGGGCGAGAAACCGTCGTCGGTGTCCCGCAGCAGCGGCAAATCCATCAGGCGCAGCACCGCAGCGCCATAGATCGGCGGCGGGGTCAGCGTCGGCGGCGCGACGCCGTTGAGCGGCGGCGCATAGATCGCCGCTTCGGCGCGAACAGCCTCGACCTCGCGCAGGCCGCGATCGGTGATCCGTTTCAACCGGAAAGCGCGCGGCCCGCCATTGACGACAAGATCGATCACGTCGCCCGGATCGAGCGCGATCCACCATGGCGGCAGCGCGAAACTCGCAACCTCGCGTTCGATCCAGGCTTCGACCAGCGCGCGATCGGCGATCGATTGCGCCTGAACCTGATCCATCACCAGCGCGAGCCGGAGATCGCTCTTGCGCTCGGAATATCCGGCAAGGCGCGTCGCCGAGACCGCGCCGGATTTGTATTCGTCCACCGCGTCGGTGAAGCCGACCGCTACCTCGTTCGGCAGCTCGGTTTCCTGGCCGCGCGTGAGCGTGATCTCTTCACCCTGATCGGGCGCCGCGAGTTCGGGCAAGGTCAGCGTCGCGACCGAGGATCGCCCGCGCGGCAAAAAGCGGATCACGCCGTCCGTTTCGACCGCATCGAAGGCATAGGCGGACGCCAGCGCTTCGATTTCGGCGCGCGGGCTCATGGGCCGGTCGCGCAGATATCCGGTGACGACGCCGACCAACGCCGACACATCGTAAGCCGTGAAGCCGACGCGCCGGCAGCGTTCGGCGACGAGCGCCGCGAGATCGGCGAGGCCGACCTTGCCATTCAGCCAATGGCCGAGCGGATAGAGATCGCCATCCGACCAGAGATCGGCGCGGCCCGGCCAGGCCGGATAAGGTCTCGCGTCCCATGTCCAGATGCCGAAGGCTTCGATCATCCGGCCGCTATAGACGCCAGAAGCCGGGTTATTCCCGCCTGAAGGCGCCCAATAGCTCAAGACCGCTTCGAGCGCGCGGCGCTGGATCAGATCGTCGCGCGTTCCCTTAGAGAAATAGGGCAGGAAGCTTTCAGACGACTTCGGATCATAGAAGACGTTCGGCTGGTTCGCGCCCTTGTCGGCCGAGGGCACGCCGAGCTCGCAGAACCAGATCGGCTTCATCTGCGCAAGCCACGCCGTCGGCGAACCGCTTTCGACGCCGCCCAGGCGGTCGTAGTGCCGGTTCAGCCACCAGCTTCGCAGATCCTTCGAGCGGAACACCCAGGGCTTGCCATAGGCGCCGTCGGTGATTGTGCTGCGCGTCTGATTGTTGCGCGCCGTGTCGCTGGCATAAAACCAGTCGAAGAATTCGCCGCCTTCGATGTTCGATTGCAGATAGTCGCGATCATAGATCGAGGGCGCGCCTGCGACGCGGTCGAGATGGCCGGAACCGTCGCGCCAATCAGCGAGCGGCGCATACCAGTCGATGCCAACGAAATCGATGTTGCTGTCGGCCCAGAGCGGGTCGAGATGAAAGAAGACATCGTTCGAGCCGTCGGAGGGCCGATAGCCGTTGTAGTCCGACCAATCGGCGGCGTAGCTCACCTTCACACCGCCGCCGAGAATGCCCTTCACATCCGCAGCGAGGGTCTTGAGCCGCGCCACGGCGGGGAAGTTGGCGGCGCTGTCGCGCACCGAACAGAGCGCGCGGAATTCCGACCCGATCAGGAAGGCGTCAATGGCTCCGGCATCAATGGCGTTCACCGCTGCGCAGAGCTTGGCATAGTGCAGGATGAACCGGCGCAGGCCCCATTCGGCCGGGCCGGAATAGTTGGTTGTCACCGCATCGGTGCTGCCGTTGACTGACACCGAGACATGCGCTGGCAGACATGAACCGAAAAAGGCGGCGACCTGCGTTGCCGCGGCCGCCGTTTTGTCCACTGTGCCGGGCTGGCCAGCAGCGGGATGACAGGTGATCCGCCCGCGCCACGGATAGACGGGCTGGCCGGCGCCGCCATAGGGGTTCGGCAGCGTGTTGCCAGCGGGCACGTCCATGAACAGGAAGGGATAGAAGACGACGGCATAGCCGCGCGCTCTCAGATCGCGAACGGCGCGAACGACCGTATCGTCCGAAGGCGTGCCGCCATAGGCGGGCTTGCCGGCGTTGAGCGACATGACGAGCGCGCCCGAACGAGCAAGACCGTGCACCATCCAGGCGTCAGGCGTCGTCATCTTGTTGGCGACTTCGACCTTGGGGCGGATCGTGCAGGAGCCGCAGCGCAGATCGTCGCCGAACCAGCCGACCACCAGAAACACCGTATCGACATTGGGCAGCGAGGCCTTGAGATCATCGAGCGCCACCGACCAGTCCGTGGTCGAACGCCCGGCGCTGTCGTTCTCGGGCGTGGTCGAGCCGCCGCCGAGATCGCGCTTCTGGACCTTGGTGTCATAGGCGCGTTCGCCTGCGCCCGGGATCATGGTCACGGCGCGCACGATGGTCTCAAGGCTGTCGCCCGCCGTCGAGGAGACGCGCCGAAAGACTTCGAAGGTCAGCTGCGGCAGGCGATTGCCGAACTTTTCGAGCGCCAGATTGTCGAACACGACATAGGCGGTCCCGCGATAGGCGGGCGCGTTGCCGGAGCCTTCGACGCCTTCGATCAGCGGGTCGGGCGATTGGCTCGTCGCGCCGCGATAGACCCGCATCGTGATTCCGGCGAGTGAGAGCGGCTTGCCGTCGGCCCAGATACGACCGATCCGGTCGATCGGCCCTTCACACAAGCCAACCGCGAAGTTCGCGAAATAGGAATAGGTGGTGGACGTGACCGACCCGCCACCGCCGCCCTTGCCGCCGCCCGAGCGTTGCGTGGTCGTGGTCGCCACTTCCTTGAATTTTGTCGCCCAGATGATCTGGCCCGCGATCCGAACCCGCCCGGCGATTTCAGGGATCGCCGCACCCTCGGTTGAGGACTGAACCTGCAAGGTGTCGAGGCGCGGTCCTTCCTGCGTCGTGTTGCTCATCGACGGGCCGAACAGCCGGCTGTCGATAAAACTGCCGACAGCGGTCGCCGCAGCTGCTGCCGCGATCTGGACAAACGCCGAGGCGCCCGTCGTCAGCGCGGAGGCTGCGGCGGTGAGGAGCAGAACGGCCATTTGAAGATAAAGTCCGGATCAGATCTCGGGAAAGCGGAAAGCGAAGCGCAGGCGGTTGCGCCACCACGGCACGAGTGAAACCTCCGCCACTGGATGGGACTCGATGGCGTGGATCATTCGGTCGGAAGCGACCAGGATCGCGCAGTGCTTGGCGGGCGCGTTGTCGTTGATGGCGAAAAGCAGGAGATCGCCAGGTTCGAAGGCATCGAGCGCCAGCGGGATCATGTGCCGGGCGGCGGCATCAGCCAGCGTTTCCTCGCGGAGCGTCTCGGCCCAGTCGCGCGAATAGGCGGGCGGCTGCTCGGGATCGGCGCCATAGACCGCCCGCCAGACCCCGCGCACGAGGCCGAGGCAGTCGCAGCCGACGTTCTTGAGCGCCGCCTGATGGTGATAAGGCGTGCCGATCCACGAGCGCGCCTCGGCGATGATGGTCTCGCGGATTGTCATGTGATTTTGCCTCCGTCGTTCCCAGCGCCCTGGTTTGGATAGGACATCGCGAAATCGGCGCCGGGCATGTGCGGAAAGCCGCCGAAGTTGGCCGTGTTGGCGAAGCGATCCCGGCACGCAGCAAAAGTGCGATCGCAGCCAGCCGTGGCGCTGAATGTGTCGCCGACCATCACAGGCGCACCCATCGGCAGGGCGATGGCGATCCGCGAAACCCCGGCGCTGGAAGAATGCGCCTTGATCTCGACCGCGAGGCCGTTGTTCATGCCGGAGGTCCAGACCAGCTTGCCGCGCGTGAGCACGCCCGAGGCGACACCGGAAAGGCCCGAGGCGAGGAATTCGAAAGCATCGAAAACCTGCGTCACGGCGCCGGCGCCGTTGCGCCCGGCCGCGTTGAGATCGATCCCGCAGCGCACATCGCCCAAATCCCAGGCGCAGGAGCGTTGGAAGATGCGGCCCGCCGGTTGATCTAGCCGGGCCGCAACGCCGCGCAATTCGGCGGAGAAGGCGAGCTTGCCGCGCGAGACCTGACCGAGATTGCCAGCGCGCAGGATCACGCGCTGGGCCACGTCGGCCCAGTTCACCAGATAGATCGTGACGGCGGCATCGTCGTAGCGGCCGCCATGCAGGTCGTCCTCGGTGAGCGCATCGGACGACAGCGCGCCCTGCACATCGAGGTTCGAGACGGCGAGCCCGAGCTGGCCTTCGATGGCGGTTGCCGTGAACCCAGACGCCGCCTTGTAGGTGACGGCGTCGAAGGCGAGGTCTCGGTCGAAGTCGGTGAAGCCCATCACCAGGCCGTCGCGGCGATCCACACGCCAGCATCGGCACAACATCGTCAGCCCGCCCGCGACATGGGTCGCGAGCGCGGGAGGGAGGGTTTTCATTTTATGAGCCCGACTTTCCTATTATGTTCCGAAGGCGATTCGTTGGGAGTTCCTTTAGCGATGCCCATCAAAAGCTCAGTCTCAGCGAGGGTGCCGGGTTGAATATTCGTAAACAAGCTGAGACCAAGGACTTCTTTGCTAACAGTGATTGGCTTGATTGGTTTGTCCTGAGACCGCTCAGTCATATTTCCAGTAACTGGGAGCTTACATGGCGTAATGATTTAAAGCGCTATGAGCCGGAGCCTTACAGTTTTGCTGCAGACTTGAACGAGGTGGTTTATATTATTGCCACATGTTCTAAACCGAAGCGATACCATGATCATGAAGACGTTCTTGCCGAACGGGTCATTCGGGATTTGAAATGGCCGATCCAGAAAAAAGGGAAGATTTGGGTCGGTGCCGATTATCAGTGCATACTGGAGCAAGGTTCATTTCATGATCTGGGGCAGCGCGATCTAATTACAGCAGCTGCGGGGCGTGTAGATGCAGCAATCCGTTTCGGGCAAAATCATTTCGATGAGATGGAAGAAAAACACATGCATATGCTGGCGGCATTGGTGACAATCATCATCTATCATAGATATTGCGATGGTAGTTCTTTGATAAATTTGACAGAAGGGCAATGACGGCAGCCCACACTGTGCTTATTATTCAAGGACTTCCACGAGGTCGATGTTGTTGACGATCTGCAAGTCCCAGGCGTTGGCCTGAACCGGCAGGCTGTCGGTGTCGAAGCGGACGGGAACGTCGAACTGGTACGATGCGGTCGGCGCCGATCCTGGCGCAGAGGCGAAGGTGATCCGGCCCGTCAGCGTATCGATTGCGGCTGGCGTGACCGGGCTTCCGGCGATCTTCACCGTGACCGATCCGGCAACCGGCTTGGTGATCGTGCGGACGTGCTCATAGCCCGAGCGGTTGTAGCGCTTGACGATCTGCCAGACGGTCGGCGTGATTTGCGCCATCGCTTGATCGGCGGCGTCGAAATCGTTCCAGTCCTTGAAGCGGAACGAATGGGCCCGGCCTTTCACGACGTGAAAATGCGCGATCACCGCCACCATGTCGGCGCGGCTGCGGATGCCGGTCGAGATGTTCCAGCGGCCTCGGGCTTGCGACCAGTTGACGTTGCGCTGCTCGGCGCCTGAGGCGAGCGTGACGATCTGGGTCGAGAAGCCCGGGCCGCCGGTGGCGCCGCGCCCGACCGAGCCAGGGAAGGCGATATCGAGAAACGGCTGCGGCATCACATCCCTCGCATGCCCGAGCGAACAGCGCGGGCGAGCCCTGCCGCGATCTGGGTTCGGCTGGCGTCGAAGGCGGTCGGGTTCGGCGTCTGGATCGTCACGTTGACGACGGTGCCGCCGGATCGGGCATCGCTGCGTTCGTAGGCTCGCGCCTCCTTCCGGTTCAGAACACGCTCGCCGCGCTGCAGGATTGCCGGCACCTCGTCGGGCTTGAGATAGGCGCCGTCATGAAAGCGCGGGGCCGCAGCGAAGACGCCTGCCGGAACCATGCGTCCGGCGCCGCCGGCGCCGACCAGCCCGCCCTCGTGGAACAGCCGCGAAAAGATGCTGCCGAGGATGCCGCTGCCTTGGCCGAAGGTCGGCAGGTTCGAGCCGAACAGCAGGTTCTTCAGCGGATTGAGCAGCGCGAGCTTGATCATCTCGCGGTTCAGATCCTGAAGCGCGAGACGCCCCGCATCTGCCCATGACTTCCAGTCGAGTTTGCCTTGCGCCAGCACGTCGGCGAACCGATCAAGCGCGGACCCGACGGCGGATTCTACTGCCCGATAGGCGGCGTCCTGCCGCTGAAGCTCCTGCGTCAATCGTTCGATCTTGCCGGCGTTTTCAATGATGGCGCGGCCTTCTTCGCTGGCGAGGTCGATGCCCCGGGAGCGCAACCCCTGTTCGGCGCGCAACTGGGCGATGATGACGGAACGCTCGGAGGCGTTTTGCCCGATCAATCCGATCTGCCGCTTCAGAAGGGTGATCTCGTCCTTCTGGTCTTCCAACGCCTGACGACCGGCAAGTTGGCGATTGAGTTCGTCGATCCGCCGGGCATTGCCAACGGCGGATTGTCCTTCCGGGCTTGCCGCATCGATACCGCGCTGGCGTAATTGCTGGATGGCGCGCAGGGTCGCCAACTCTTCGGAGCGCTTGGCGACAGATGCGCCGACAAGGGCGACCTGTCGTTCCAGCAGAGTGATCTCGTCGTGCTGGTCGCGAAGCTGCTCCTGCCCGCGCAGCGTCCGGTTCAAACCCTCGATCTGGCGAGCAGATTCGATATAGGCGCGAGCCTCCTCGCTCGCGAGATCGACGCCGCGGCGGCGAAGCTCCTGCTCGGCGCGCAGGACGGCCAGCGCATCGCCCCGCGCCGCGACAGTGGCGTTGATCAGCGTGACCTGCCGGGTCAGCAATTCAATCTCGCGGCGGCGATCCTCGTTGGCGGCGAGGGTCTGCGCGCGTTCCTGTTCAAGGAACAGCCGCCCGTAAGCGTCCCGCATCTGCTCGATGATGCGGGTGAGGGTTTCCTTGGCCTCGCCTTCGGCCAGCGCCTGCGCGGTCAACAGCGGGCGCAGCGCCTGCTCGACCTGCATCACTTGGCTTGCTTTGGCGGAGGCCAACGAGCCCGCCGCCACCGCGTCATTCGTTCGCTTCTGGGCGGAAGTCTCCGCCGTTAGATCGGCGACCTGTTTGCCGGACTGAGCAGCCTGCTCTGCGATGCGTTCGCGCAGAACTTGCCGCGCGCGGGCCTCGGCGTCGATGCCCTCCCGGGCCTGGTCAATCAGGCCGGTCTTGCGGGCTTCGGCGCGCTCGGCCGCAGAGGCGCTTTCGAGATAGGCGTTCGCCAGCGCCAGCGTCGAACGGATCGACACTTCCGTGACCGAGGATTGCGCGACGACGGCCTGCGTCGCCGCATCGACGGCGGGCCGGAAGCGCGCGAGTTCACCCGTAACCCTCCGATAGGCAGCCTCGACCTCGCCGACATCGGCAAGTTTGGAGCGCGCCAGCGGATCATCGAGCGCCGCGCGCAACGTCGCCTGTTCGCGGCGCAGGCGTTCGAGATCGCGCGCGCCGGGGATGATGTCGCGGGCGGTCTCGCCGGCCCGCACCGACAGTTCGTTCGCGCGCGCATCCGTCGCGATCCGCGCGGCGCGCTGCCGCTGATCGGCAAGCAGGGCTTCGATCTCGGCGATCCGCCGCTCGACCTGCGGCAACATCGGCGGCGCGACATCGCCACTGGCGTTCTCGCGCAGCCGATCCCGCCGCCATTTCAGGAGATCGAGCTCTTCGGACGGATTGCGGCCATCGACCGCGCGATCGACTGCCTTGCCGATCGCGTCCCAGGCGTTGGAGGCTTGCCGCCCCACATAATTCCATGCGCGGCCGAAAGCGTTGGTCGCCTGTTCGGCGTCGGCGAGCGCGGGCGCCAGCGCATTCAGCAGAACACGTTGCGCCCCGGTGCGATCGTTCTGGTCGGCGAGCGTGCGGACATATTGCCGCGTCCGGTCGTCGAGAAAAGCGAGCCGGGCATTCAGGTCATCCGCGCCGCGCAAGGGATCGGCAAGCGCGGTTGCGAGCTGCTCGGCCCCAGCCTTGGTCTCGACACCCATCGAGACGGCAAAGTTGCGCGCGATGGCGACGGCGCGACCCATTTCCTCCGCGCCGATCTTGCCGGTGCGCAGAAAGGCGACTTCCATTTCGCGCGCGGCGGTGACCGAGACTTTGCCGGTTTCGGCGGCGCTATGGGCGACCCGCTCAAGCTCGGCGGCGGTCGCGCCCGAGGCTCGGCCAGCGCCCATGAGAGCGGTGGTGACGGCGCGGGTGGAGGCGTCATTCGCCATCCACGCCATGGTGAGGGCGGCGGCGGCGACAGCGACGCCGGCGACGATCCCGCCGACAACGCCGAGCGCCGAGCCGAAGGCGGCCAATGTTCCGCGCAAGCCGCCAAAGGCCTGGGTCACCTGACCGCCTTGCTGCATCAGGATGGTCATTGGCGACATGCCGGTCGACATCGACGCGATCACGTCGTTGAACGTGTATTGCAGCGTCTGAAGCTGGAAGCGGGTGAGGCCGGTCGCGCCGCCCACACCCCTGATCGCCTGCGAGGTCTGATCGAAGCGCTGCCTCGCCAGCGCCTGCGCGGCGGCGTGCTCAGCCGAGGTAATCGCGCCGCGGCTCGCGAGCGTAGCGTATTCCGCCAACTCCTGATTGAGTCGCGCCTGCGCCGCGCCGAGCGGATCGATCGCAGCCCGAAGTGCATTCGCCCGCGCCGCGAAGCTTTCCGCCTCCCGCGCCGCTTCTTCGAAGACGCTCGCCGACTCGCGCGCTGATTTCGGGACCGGGCGGTCGACGTTCAGAACATTGTTGAAGCGCTTCTGCGCGGCGTCGGCTTCGCCGGCCATGCGCGCCGCTTCGGCCAGGCGCTTGAACCGCGCGAGCTCACGGTCCGACGCCGCGCCCGTTCGATCCATCGCCTTCTCGACGGAACCGAAGGCCGCTTGCCCGGACTTGCCGACTTCCTCGAAAGCGCGCTTGATCTCCGCCTTGCCCTCAACGCCGAGGCGGATGGAGACATTCGTGGCGCTCATGATGGATCAGCGTTCCGACGATAGGCGTTGACGACGATGGGTTCGATCTCGGGCAGGACATCGACGAGAAGCGGGTTGAGCGCGCCCATGGCTTGGGCGAGCGACAGGATCGCGCCGAAATCGAGCGCATAAACGCCGCCCATCACCGCCCGAACCTGTCCCGCCGAGCGGCGAATTACCGCCCACGCCAGCAACCCTTCCGAGGTCTCGGGCTCGTGCTCATCATAGGGACAGCCCTCGCACCGGTTCGGACAGGCGGCGCAATAGCCTTCGCCACCTTCGAAGTGCCAATGGCTGAGGGCGATCAGACGTTTTTTTCGTCAAGCCTCGTCAGCGCGGGGCCGACATAGAGCCGGTCAATGGCGTCGAAAGCGGGCCAGAGTTCGAGCAATTGCTCGATGGTCTGCTGGTCGGGATCAATCGGCTTGCCCTTGGCGTCGCCGATCCCCTCCCAGGCGACAATGCCGGTCTGGGCGAGCGCACGGGTGAAGGCGGCGCCGGCCTCGATCGTCGCCTGTTCGCCGCCGGCCTTCAGGGCTTCGCCGGCAGCGCCGCGCGCGATCAGCATGGCGGCGACCGAGATGGGGCGGAACTGGATGCGAACGCCGGGTAGGACATCGAGCCAGAAGGGCTCAGCGGACACAGGTTCAAGCTTGAGCATCGTGACACCTTATTATCTATGGAAGGAGATCAGTAGGACGCCACGTCGTTGGTCAGAACGACGGTGCAGGTCTTGTTCAGCACGGGATCGAGCGCGGCTTGCCAGGCGAACGGCATCTGAATGCCGCCCGGCCCCTGAATTTGCCGGTTGCCGCGCGGCAGGAAGACGCGATGCGCGGTGAAAAGCAGCGAACGGCTGGCGTCGATGCTCCAGCCGAAGGCGATCTCACAGGGCGTGCGGGCCGTCGCCTGATCGAGCAGGCTCGTATCCTGGAAGCGCGCATTGAGATTGCCGGAGCATTTGGCGATGCCGGGGTCGAGATCGCCGATACGCCCGTCGGAGCGGATGACCTCGATTTTTTCCAGGTTGTTGGAATATGTCAGCTCCGCCGAGACAATGTTGCCGAGCGCCACGCCGTTGCGGGTGATCGATCCCTGAAATTGGCTGAACCGCTCGACATCGAGAACTGTCGGCGTGCCCGCGCCCGTTGTGGTGGCCGTGGCCTCGCCCTGGGCGATCACGTTGACGGTTGCCGAGAGCAACCCGGATCGCTGCGCCTGCACCGAAAGGCTGTTCGCCCGAGCGCCGTAGTTCATGCCGAAGAACGGCACGTCGGGAAGGCCGACCTCGATCGACATTGACGGCAGGCTCTGCGCGCCGGACACGAAAGTGTGGCCGTTCGCGCCGCCGGTGAGCGTCGCGCCGGAGACCACGCCATTCGAGGCAGGCGCGGTGGAGGCGGCAAGCGTTAAGCTGTTGCCGCTGAGGCCGAGCGTGTCATGCGTGATCGTCAGCGTGTTGCCGCCCGTCTGGGCGTAAGTCGCCGCCGCGACCGCCGGCACGACGCTGGCGTTGAGGACGGTGACGATGTTGGTCAGCGTGGCGGCGAGGTTCGCGCCGATATTGAATTGGTTGCCGGTCGCCCCCGAGGCGACGGCGGTGAAGGCGGTTCCGGCGATCGTGATCGTCGCGTTCGCCACGGGCTGGGCCGAGAACAGGATCGAGCCCTTCGCCGCGACCGCCGCGACCGTGGTCGGGCCGCCGAACAGCGCCTTCAGCCAGAAGCCGATGTTGCGGTGATCCATCGGCACGACGATGTCGCTTTCGTTCGACACCACGTCATAGGCCGGCGTCAGCGGATCGCGGCCATAGCCGAGCAGATCGCTTTCGATCAGCGATTGCTCTTCGCCGAGATTGGCCGAGACGAACGGCAGCTTGCGAAAGCCGGAGCCCGGCGTGACGCCATAAGACGCTTCGAACACCGCAGCCATGACGGCGTTGGCGCCGCGTGCGCGTGCCATGGGAATTCTCCTGTCGTTGTTGGTCTAGTTTAGCTAATCGGCCGTCGCGTAGACCGCGAGGATCGCGAGATCAGCCGAGCGGCCCGGCAAGGCGCCAAGCGCTTCGATATCGTCCGTTACCGGCGCTTGCGTCTCGATCCAGTCCCAGAGCCCGCCCAAGCGTACGGTTCGCCATGACCGCTGCGCCGATTCCGGAGTTCAGCATGTCAAAGGCAGCGTCCCTCGCCGCGCCAAAAGTGGGGCAAGGAAGGTTTCGCGTGGGCTGGGCAACGCGAGATTACTTCTTTGGCCTTGCGGAAACGCGCAGCTCGAGGCCTCTCGCGGGAGAAAGTTCGTTGAAGAGTGATCCTGCCTTGTTAATGTCCATGACAAAATACTCTTTTCCAAGAGAGGCGGCGCCGAATTCTTCCACAGCTCGGACCTTGAATGCTGCTTCAGCCTCACCAGCGCTATCGCGATTAGGGAACTTTGCTGTTCGAGTAATCTTCCAACCAATGTGGGAGGTCTGCGGGAAACTCAGGTTTAGAGCCTTGAGTCGGTTTTTGATGTTGCCGGTAATTCCAATCTTGACCAATCCGAACCCTCGTAGAACAGCGCGCCCTGCCAAGAGCTCTGCCGCGGTTGGAAAATGCGCCAGATATAGGTCATGCGGTTTGTCGTAGACCTCAAATGTCCGCTCGCCGAAGGAGCCGAAGATTCCTTTCGACGGCTTAAGAAATGAGGCAATTGGCCCGCTTTCGCGTTCTGAAGTTCCGACTTCGTGAATGGCAGGTTCGCCGTAAACGTTCGTCTCGACGAATGGAACCTTCTCCAGGAGCCAGCGAGCCTCATCCGCGATCAACCATGTTCCGAACCGAGCTATGTATCGTCCGTTATTGGGGTCGTAGCTTTTGGGAAAGACTTGGTTGACATCGAGTGTATGGCGGGTGCGCCAAGCACGGCGAACCGGCATAGCGTGGCGCCACTTTTCTTGACGCCCAAGGCGGATATTCCGATTCTTCGCAAAATCCGACATCTTGGACCAAGAGTCGATCGGCGTACGCTCGACCTCGAGAACGCCCAGCAGGTGATGCACGAGCTTGCTGTCGGTTTCGGGACTTGCAGCACCGTAGATGCAAACAAGCTGTCGCTCGTCGATCATGGAGAAGAGGCGATCACGATCCCGAGGATCGGTGAAACCGAGTATCCCCTCCTCTTCAGGATCGAAGCCCCAGAAACCGGTTAGCCAGACCGACGACGAAGCGTCGAGTGCCATATTCGCATCCTACAACTTGGAAAACCCAACCCAATTTAATGAAATCGCGACTGACCGACGTGTCCTCGAAGACGTTCAATTTAACTTATTTCCCTTGGATCCGCCACAATGTGCGACGACAGATGATGCGAAGGCGTAGGCCGCGCCGCCACTCCCGTTCGCAAAGCCTGATCCTGCAGCTAAGCATGGGCTTGGCGGCCGTGGACTTGGAGTTTGCCGGACAACTGCGTTCTGGAGATCAACCCAACGGATCGGTCGTCGCGTAGATCGCGAGAATCGCGAGATCAGCAAAGCGTCCAGGCAAGGCGCCGAGCGCTTCGACATCGCCCATCGCCGGCGCCTCAGCTTCGAGCCAGTCGCACAGCCCGCCGAGCGTCCGGTTCGCCATGATCGCCGCGCCGATCGCCCCGAGCATGGCGTCCAGCACCTGCTCCCGGGTCAGCGTCGCACTCTCGTACGCGGCGATCTCAAGCGGGATGCGATGCGAATAGAGATAGGTGAGCGGCGAAAGGCTGACCTCCGGTTCGCCCGGATCGCCATCGCGGATCACGACCAGCCCGCCGGGCGGAATGCGTTCGGCCTTGGCCAGATTGCGCTTCACCTCTGCGCCCGGCAGAGCGGCGGCGACAAGCGCCTTCACCGCCGCGAGGACGGTTTCGCGTTTCGAGGCCATGAGCGACGAACCTTCAGGACTGCGGCCAGTGCCGCGCGATCAGCGCCGGCACGCGCGCGGCTTGCCGTTTGGCGGCGCCCTCGACATCGAGCCGTTTTTTCAGCGCGACCTGTGGCACGAGAATGAATACGATCACGCTGGCCAGCCCGGTCTTCTTGCGGTTCGGGGCGGCGCGCCCCTTCGTGTTGATGCGCGCATTGTCGGCGACCAGCAGCGATGGACGCCCGCGGCGATAGACGAATCGCAGCCGCATGCCCGTCCGGCGCTCCCAGCCGCCCGGGGTGATGCGCGCCGACCGGCCGCTCGCGCCGACGCCGCGGGGCCCGGCCGCGGCGCAAGGGATCGCCAGCCAAAAACCGCTCTTTGAGCGGATGACGACGCCGCGATCGAAGGCGTCGATGATCTTCGGCGCCTTCGACCAGACATAGGCTGCGGCCTCCACGCTCTCGCCGACTTCGGGGAAGGTCTTTCCCCGCCAAGTCCGCGATAGCCGTTCGCCAAGCCCGGCCGCGACAACGTCCTGGCGGAGATCCTGCTTCATGCCGTCGGCCGCATCGCGCATTCCGGCGGTGACAGCGCGTTCGATGTCCTTCTCGGTTCCCGCGAGGGCTTTGCCGAGATCGGGCCGTCGAATGGTGAAGCGCATGGATCAGACTTTCGCGGCCTCACAGGCCGCCACCAGCCCGAGCGCATCGCCCATCGGTTCGCCGATGATCTTGAAGGTTTCGGCGCCGATCACGATCAGATCGCCCTCGGCGATCGTTGCGGCCTGCGCGCGCCTGATATCGATGACGATGCTCGGCAGCAGGGCGCGGCTTTCCCCGAACTCCGCCACCCGGTCCGGCGATTTGCGGATGACGCGGACGGGGACGCCGTCACCGACGCCGCCTGCCTTCCACAGCGCATCCTCGGCAATGTTTGGATCGGCGAAGAGCGCATCGACAGCCGATGCGAACGCGGACATCGTCACGCCGCGCCGTTCAACCGAACCCGGCCGACCGTCTCGCCGGCGCCATTGCCGACGGCTTCAACCGCCGCCCCGATCAACGTGTTCGTTGCGACGGTCTTGGTGACTTCCTTGGCGGCGTTGTCCCAATAGACTTTGTCGCCGACGCTCCAGGCCTGGCTCGCGGTCTTCTTCAAATCGAACACGCCGACGAGGCAGGCTTCCACCGATTCTCCGAGCGCAGCCGATGCGGTGGCGACGCCGAAGATCGCGCCGACAAGAATTCCGTCGCCGGAGGTCACGGCATAGGGCGCGGCGAGCGTGATCGTCCGCCCGGGTTGGACGTAGTTCTTCATGGATTCTGGTCCTCAGCTGAAAGGATGGGGATCGCATCTTCGGATCAGGCGCCCGGATTGCGGTAGATGCCGCGCCAGTCGATCGCCTTCGCGCCGAAATCGAGACGGCACTTGATCTCGACGCCATCGACGTCGAATCCGTTGCGGGTTTCGATATACGCGCCCTGCTGACCTTCGAGATAAGCGTACTCGATCGTGTCGATCTGCGCCGGGTTGGCGACGAGATACCAGGCGGTGGCGCTCGCCGTGTCGAGGCGCGGTTCGGAAATCGGCGTCAGCGTGCGGATCGATTGCGGAACCACATCGCCGGTCTTCGCCGGAACGAGGTTCTGCGCGATGATCTGCTCGGCGGCAAGTTCGAGCGCGGCCGGCGTCAGCAGATAGGCCGGGCGCACGTTGAGCACGGTCTTCTTGTCGAGGCCGGTTTGCTTGGCCATGGCGGTGCGGCCGTCGCCGATCGCCGTGACGCTGAGCGCGGTCCCCGACGCGGCGAGGTTCTTGTGGGTGGCGTGGAACAGCGGCACGCCATCCGCCATGTTGGCATTGGCGGTGACGATGCCCCAGACGACATCGCTCTCCAGCGTCGCGATCGCCGTGCCGTACATGGCCGGGATGCGGGTGAAGGCGTCGAGATCGTCGTTGATCAGCACCTGCCGAGTGATGCCCACCACACGCCCGTAGGTCTCGATGCGATAGCTTTCCTTCGACTCCGCGATCGTGCCGCGCTTGAATTCGCCACCTTCGCCGACCTTCAGGAGTTGGGGAGCTTCGCCGATTTGCACCCGCTGCATCGCCTTGAAATCGGTGGCGAGCACCTGACGGCAGAAGGGGATGAAGGTTCGGGGATAGGCCTCATAGGCCTGTCGCAGTGTCTTGTTGGTGACGGCCGAGAGGACTTCGGGGAAATCCGATGTCGAATGCAGGGCGCGGGTGGCGATCTCGTCGCGCGACATGCCGCGGACATTGACGCCCGAACTGCTCAGAAACTCGCGGGCGTGTTCGAGAAGCGTCATGCCACGATATTCCCGCGCCGGTTCGCTCAGCGGGAAAAGCGTCGGCGAGTATCGGTGCAGCAGGGCGTTCGACACGGCCTCGCGACGGGTGACGCGCTCATCGCGGCCGCCGAGCGGAACGCTGACCTGCGAGGACGTGCGCACCTTGTCGGCGTCCGCCGCCACTTTGTCGAGAATGGCCGCGCGCGCCGCGTCGATGGCGACGCCGCGCTTGACGAGATCCTCGGCGAAGCCGCGATCGAGAGACAGCCGGCCGGCAAGGTCGTAGATGGTGGCGACGCGTTCGCGTTCGGAATCTCGCGCGCGGGTGGCGATCGCCTCAGCGTCGATCACCGGCGTGCTCGATGCGCGATCCTGTTGTTCGGGCGCGGCCTGACGGGTCTGCGTTTCTTCGGTTTGGGCAACAGCGTCGTCCATGGCTGCTTTCTCCTGAGTTGGGGCGTCGGCGCGGTGGACGACGCAAGGGTGAAGGGGTTCGTCGGCGCGGAAACCCGCCGCCGGATCAGCGCCAATTGGCACCGCGGATATCTCGAAGGGCGTCCAATCGACCGCGCGCCAAAGCTCTGGCGCGCCGGCCTGCTTGGTCACTTCGAAGCGATGGACCTGGTAGCCGATCGAGACCGCGCGGATATGTCCGGCTTCCACATCCTTCCAGAGCGGTTCGACTTCGGCCCGCTCGGAAAAGCGAACACGGGCGATGCCGCGTCCGTTCTCAATGCGCGCGCTGCCGGGCTCGACGGAGCCGATCACGCTGTCGAGCGCCGAGGCGTCGTGGACTTTCAGCAGCGGCGCGCCGCCATTCAGGCGTTCGAGGCGGACCGCGCGCGGGTCCATCACGAGTTCCTCGTCGAAGGGATCGCCGAAGAACGGATTGCGGCGCACGCGGGCGCCTGTCGACCAGACCACGTCGATGGTGCGCTCGGCCGCATCGATCGACGCAGGCAACAGGTCCGCCGCCCGCGTCAGGGGCGGCAGGTTGATATGTCGGTTCATGAAAGTGGTCCTTGAGATCAGCCGAGCGACGGGTCGGTTGCCGCCTGCATCACGCCGGTTTTCGTCACGCGCCGCGGATCGCTGTCGAGCACCAGCCCGAGCGCGTCGATCTTGGCGTTCATGGCCGCGATCTCCGCGAGCACGGCGTCGGGATTGTGGCCCTGGCGGGCGATCGCCTGCGCCAGCGACATGGTGCCGGAGCGCAACGCCAACAGATCGGCCATCGCGTCCTTCAACGGGTCGACGGCTTCGAAACGCGGCGGCGACCACTCGACCGCGATATCCGGCCTCGGCAGCTTGCCGGCCGCCCAGGCCGCCTCGCAGAACCAGAGCCAGATCGGCTGGCAGAGGCCGGGAATGACGATCTGCCACTGGATCGCGTCGATCAGCCGACGGAACTCCACCAGCCCGGCCCGGATCGAGGAATAGTTGACCTGGCTGAGGTCGCCGGTCAGCAATTCATAGGGCATCCGGAAACCGGCGGCGATGATGTGCAGCTGGCTACGCAGCCATTCGCCGGTTCCAGCCGTCGTGGCGGGCTGATTGAAGCGGATGTCCTTGCCGCCGCGCGCATAGGCGATCAATCCGGGCTCAAACTGCTCCACGCGGTGACCGTCGGCGTCGACCACGGCCGGCGCGATGCCTTGATCGGCTTCGTCGGCCCCGAGCACGACGCCGACCACGCAGGCCTCGGTCTTCTTGCGGACGAGTTCGGCCTGGGTCCAGTCGTCGAGATCGCGCAACGCCCGCATGACCGACGTCCCCCACGGCACGCCGCGCACCTGCGTGCGCTGCTTCTCGTAAAGATGCAGCACCTCGCGGGCCGGCACGGCTGTGCTTTCGAGACGACGGCGCATGGAGACGACCGCGTCGCCCGGATGCTGCGCATAGAGCCAATAAGCGCGGCGGCGGCCGATGGCGTCGAATTCGATGCCCTGCAATTGCCGACCGCCGTCGGCGAGATCAAAGTTTCGGGTGGCGTCCAGGAGATCGGCTTCGATCACCTGGACCTGGAGCGGCACAGGGAGCCCATCCAACGCGCGACGGGGCCGGCGGCGCACCAGCACCTCGCCGGCTTCGATCATCTCGCGCACGGCGAGCGTCTGCAAAGCGAGAATATCCAGCTGGCCATCGGCGTCCGCCAGCGCGGACCAGGACTCCCAGAGCTGATTGACGGTTTCGTCGAGCTTGGCGTCGCCGGTCGCGGCGCGGGGAATGACGCCGCTGCCGACGATGTTGTTGACCAGCACCGAGACGGCTTTCGCCGCGTGCGGATTGTTGCGCACGAGATCGCGCATGCGATCGCGCAGCAGCGCGCCGGCGGCGGCGACTTCCGCGTCGGCCGACGTCCCCGCGGCTTTCCAGCCGTCCGTTCGCCGGCCTCTGGCGGCGCCATCGTAGCCGCGTCGGCCCGTCGCCAGAGCCTCGAAGGAGCGTCGCGCCACGACGCGCCGAACGCCGGCTTCCGGCCAGCCCCAGGCCAGCAGCCGATCGAACAGCGTCACGTCGCTCATCGATCGCCCCGGCTGAACCCGGCAAATCCGGCAATCGGGCGCGCTGTGGCGGCGGAGCTCGAAGCGATTTCGCTCTCGATGGTGCGAATTCGCTTCAGGAGGTCATCGGCCGAGCCATATTCTACGGTCCGGCCGTCATAGCTGACCCGGAGCGTGCCGCTGGCATAGGCGCGTTTCAGCGCATCGAGCTCCGCCGTAGTCCACCCCATGTCAGTTCTCTGCCCTTAAAGCCATTTCTTGCGCGGGCCGAGCCAGTGGCTCGACCGTTTCGTCGCTGGGGCGGCGGGCCGCGTGAGACATCCCGCCGATTGCTCGACGTCGGCGCCACGATCGGCCTGCGGAGGGCCGATCTGGTCCTCGAGGTCGCGCCATTTCTCTTGCGCCCAGCGGTCAGCGCCGACGATCCAAGCCGCGGCGCGCGCATAGACACGGCAGTCCAGCGCCTCGTTGCGCTCGCGCACCTTCTGCCATTCCAGCTTCTGGAAGCCGCGCTTGGTCGTGATGGTCACAAGCTGCTCGGCGACCAGTTGCTTGACCCATTCGGCGTCGATGCCCCGCGGCAGAAAGATCGTTCCCGGCGGCTCGGCGGCGCCGGCGGCCCGCTCGTCTTCCGACGGCCGCGAGAGCCGCAGGAAGCGATAGGTCTCCGACTTGAAGGTCGAGACCGCGACCGTCCACAACCGCGCGCCGCGGCGAATCTTGCGACCGCCCTCGGTCGCGTCGACGAAGGTCGGCCCGGTGACCGGGCTCACCCGGTTGAAGCCTTCGACGCCCTTGATCGCAGCGACCTGCGCCGCGCCCTGCGCGCGCGCCCAGGCATAGACGGCGGCTGCTTCAAAGCCGGTGTCGACCGCGAGCTTGACGATTCCAAGTCGGGGTCCGTTTGCATGAGGCCATGTCCGGCCAAGAAGCGCGGTCATCTCCGCCCACGCATCCGCCGAATCCGGCCCGCCCGGGATCACGATGTGATCGATGAGCCAGCTTGTCAGCCCTCGCCCCCAGGCCCAGACGGAAACCTCGATGCGATCCTTCTGCAGGTCGGCCCCGGCTGTCAGGAACAGCGCGCCGCTCGGCGCGACGCCGAAGCGGTTCGGGCCGAGGCGCTCGTAGAGCCGCTGCCAGTCCGGCGCTTCGCCGGTCTCGATCCAGGTTTCGCCAAGGACGCCGTTCTTGAAGCTGCGCTTCGCCTCGTCACTCGTCTGCGCGGCTTCCCACATCCGGGCGATATCGGCCCATGAGAGCCAGCCCACCGGCGAATAGAGCCCCGAGAGGTGATAGCCGATCGTCCCAAAGGGCGCATCTTCGCGCGTCGGTCGCCACTCCCCGGACGCCATCAGCGCCGTCTTGTGATGTTCTTCGATCCGACCGTCGCAAGCTTCGCACAGATAACGCGCGGTGTGCGGCTCACCTTTTTCCCAGCGCAGGCGCTCGAATCTGAGCCACTGGCGGTGATCGCAATGCGGGCATGCCACGAAGAAACGCCGCTGGTCGCTGGCCTCAAACTCGCGCTCGATCCGCGAAACGCCATGGATCGTCGGCGTCGACGTCAAAAAAACCTTCGACCGCCAGGAAAAGGTGCGCGTGCGGGCTTCCGCGAGCGCGACCGGATCGCCTTCCTCGTCGGCGGACGGCGGATAGGCGTCGACCTCGTCGAGAAACAGGTAGCGCGCCGGCATGGAGCGCAGGCCGACCGCGCTGTTGGCGCCGGTTATGATCAAAAGCCCCGCCGGGAATTCTTTCGACAAAACCGTATTGCCCGCGTCTCGCGAACGCTGCGGTTTGACGCGCTCGCGGAGAACCGGGCTTTCCGCGATCAGCGGATCGATGCGCTGGCGCGAGAAGCGCTTGGCCAGTTCCACCGTCGGCTGGACCGCCAACATTGGTCCTGGCGCATGGTGGATGACATAGCCGATCCAGTTGTTGCCGGCCTCGGTCGCCCCGACCTGCGCCGCCTTCATGAACACAATGCGCCGCGCGGCGTTGGCCGGCGAGAGCGCATCCATGATGGCGCGCATGTAGGGCGTGCGGGAGGTGGCGTAACGTCCGGGCTCCGCCGATGCGCGCGGGCTGAGAAACCGATGACGATCCGCCCATTCCGAGACGGTGAGGGCGGGATCAGGCGTCAGGCCATCGCGCCAGGCGCCGACGAGCGCATCGACGCCTTCGAAGGCGAAAAGCTCATCGAAAATCTGTCGCGACCTCGGCAAGATCGGCGAGGTGCGCGCGGACATGGGTTTCCAGAACCTTTTGCATCTTGTGTGCTTCGAGGCCGAGCTCCGCCGCCATCAATGCCGCGATCCGCGCGGGCCAGTTCGCCCACGCATCGCGCTCTTCCCGCGCCAGTCGAAAGACAAGAGCAGTCGCCCGCGCGCGATCAATGACTTCGCCTTTCATGCGCTGCAGACGCAGACGCCGTTCCTGAGCCTTCAGCACTTCATTGGCGGTCTTGGCCTGGAGAAACGTGGTTCCGCCGCCAGCCGGGGACGAAGCGATACCGCTTTCGCGAAGCGTGTCGCCGACGGCAGACAGCGCCGCATCGGGAACGGGCTTCAGCTTTGCCTCGCCGCCATCCCGGCGCTGCTTCGAGGGGTCGGTCATCGAGGCGCGGCGCGCATCGCTTGCCCGCGCATCGATCGAACCATCAGCATGAAGGACAAGCCGGCCCGACGCCTTGGCCTTCTGGATCGCACCCCGCGACAAGCCGACATGGGACGCGTACTGGCGTTCGCTCATGCCCTGCATTCTGGCTCCGAAAACATAATAGAATGATGCACTTATCGCCTTGATAAGCGTCCGGGACAGAGCCTGTATGGGGTCACGAACCAAGGAGCCTCTGATGACTCGCCGCGCCAACAACAACCAAGCCCTCGACGCCTTCATCGCCCGCAAGGCTGAGATCGACGCCGCGCTCGCGCGCCTTCAGGCGCTCAGCGACGAACATTTTGCGGTCAATCCCGACGAGATCAATTGGGGCCACGTCGGGACGCTCGCCCACTACGCCGAATTGCTCAAGCGCATCACCGACAGCGCCTTCCGCGAAGGCGAACACGCCGACTGATCCGGTCGACATCCGCGCCAGCCCCGCGCTTGCGGGGCTTGGCCTCGTAGAAGCGCCACGGTGGTCGCGGCGCTCTGCAACCGGAGGTCCCGATGACCCAGCTTTCCGACACCCAAGCCATCATCCTGAGCGCCGCCGCACAGAGGCCGGAGCGCATCGCCCTGCCGCTGCCTGACAATCTGCGCGGAGGAGCCGCCGCCAAAGTCGTCGGCGCGATGATCGCGAAGGGCTTGATCGAAGAGGTCGAAGTCAATCTGCGCCGGGGCGAGCCGCTCTGGCGCGATACAGGCGACGGCCACGGCACAACGCTGGTCGCGACCGATGCTGGTCTTGCCGCGATCGGCATCGAGCCGGATGATGCCGAAACCGCGCCCACGAGCGCGACAGAAGCGCCGATGGTCGATCCCACGCCGGACGCGACTTCCAAAGCCGCACCATCGACGCACACGCCGCGCGCGGGGACCAAGCAGGCCGCGCTGATCGCCATGCTGCGCGCGCCTCAGGGCGCCACCATCGAGGATATCACAGCCACCACCGGCTGGCAGGCCCACACGGTGCGCGGCGCGATCGCCGGCGCGCTCAAGAAGAAGCTCGGGCTTGAAGTGTCGTCCGAAAAGGTTGAGGGACGCGGGCGGGTTTACCGGATCGTCTGATCTCTATCATTACGCAGCCGTCGAGGTCAAGCCTCGACGGCTTCTTTGTTCTCCCGTACGCGCAGTCCCTCGAATACTCTTCGCAGGCAGTAGGAGCGGCCGATCGACACCACGGTGAAGATCGCGCCAATCGTCATGTTTTCGGCCAGCGTCGTTTGGAGCCCGAACAGGGGAAAGATGAACAACTGCGTGACGACTGCAAGCCCGTAGCCGATGATCACGTTGGTGAGGGACTCGACCAGCGACATGGCGCGCGATTGAGCCAAGAACAAATCTCCTATGGAATTCAGAAGAGAGACGATTGTTTGACATCGTCGAGTCGGATCACGCCGTTGATCAGCCACGTATCGGGGTAAAGTGAGTGGGTGCCCATTGCGAGGAGCATACCTTTTTTCGGATATTCCTCGCCGAAAACACGCTGCAACTCGTTGAGTGCTTTGGTTTCCCCATACAGGTTCGACCACTTGGCGAACGTCGCTTCGGTTTCCCAGTCCTGGCATGTGCCGAAGCGCTCACCATCGTCCGTGCGATATCTGTATTTGAACCGATAGGGACACGGTCGATGGGGTGTGGCTTCTTTCGAGAAGAGATCGCCCTGCGCTCGAAGTGCATCAAAGCGCTTTGTTTCTTCATCGAGATCGGAAGCTGATTTTTTTTCGGCGACAAACTCAATTACGTCTGGTTTCAGCAGCGCGAGTGATCGACCGGCGTCGCGCTCACGTTGAAGGCTGGTGATGATCGACTTCGTCAGGAACCGTTCGCGTTCCCCTCGCTTAAGTTCACCAGCAATTTCAATCGAGTCCTGATCGACGCGCCTGCTTTCTGGGCGAGGATCATCATTCGGGCACCGCCACTTGAATTTTATACGGTCCCACCGCCCAAATTTCTTGTTGGCATCAAGCAGTCGAAACGAAACCGGATATAGACGGAGCCAATGGCCGTACAGATCGAGACCAGCGCAGCAAACTGTTTCCCCATGCCGCTGACCGACCTGGGGTGCTGCCTTGATGATGACGACCGCTTCGGTGTTACCCGATGAGGGCAAGTGCTCCGTCATGCGTGCGTTCACACCCCTTACCAATCTTGGCCTTCAAGCCGCTTTGAACGCCGAGGTGGACAAGCCGAAACTGGCCGCGGCGAGCCATTTCCTCGGCAACGATGCAGCGATGGCAGTGAGTATGATCGCGCTCAAAGCAGAGGAGACATGCCACCTTCTTCGAAGCGGCATCCAATCCGCGACGCATATCGGCCTGCGCGGTTGAAGACTTCAGGTGCGTTCCAAAAATCTTCCGGAAGTCATCGTAGCGCCCTTCGCGCGCAGCGATCCGTCCGGGCTTGGGATCTCCGAGACCCTTGAGGTGCAGGTATTCAATATCAAAGGTCTCCAGCCAGCCCGAAAGCGCAGTCTTTGAAAATCCTGGCTTTCTGGAGATCGGAACATCACGCACATCGATCAGAAGGTCGATCCCAACTGCTTCCAGCGTTGCCAGAAAGTCGCTGATAGAACTTCCTTCGTATCCGATCGTATGCAGAGTTTTCTGCGTCATTTACCTGCGGATCCCTCACAACACACTTTTTCGAGACCATGACACAAATGGTTAACAATTTCCTTTATGCCTTCCTGTTCGACATGGCCACAGCAAATTTCGGGGGAGTGCGATGGCGAGCCCGAGGTCGATTCCACCGGCGTCGGAACAGAGCCAGAGGCCGAAGAGGCACGCGTCTCCGTTTCCGGAATCATTTCCGGAGGGATGTAGAGCGAGGTCATCCATGTCATGCGGCGGATTTGCGCTTTCGCGCGGATTCAAGACCGGTATCGGGTTCAGATGGATCGGGCGGCATGTCGGCACCTTCGCCCAGCCGCTCGGCCATCACCTGCGCGAAGGTCCTTCCGTCACCGTCGAGGATCGCTTCGCGCCCGGTGTCGGCCTGCCAGCGGTCGATGGCGACATCGACATAGGCGGGGCTGATCTCCATCGCGAAGACGCGGCGGCCATTGGCTTCGCCCGCCATGATCTGCGATCCCGAGCCGGAAAACGGCTCGTAGCAAAGTCCGCCGCGCGCCACATGCTGGCGCATCGGGATTCCGAACGCGTCGAGCGGCTTCGGCGTCGGGTGATCCGGCCGGTCGTCCTTGGCGAAGCTGGGCAGCGCCCAAGTCGAGGCCAGCGTTTCTTCGGCCACCTTCGGCGGGCGCTTGCCCTTGATCCAGCCCATGAAGCAGGGCTCGTGCTTCCACAGGTAATGCGACCGGGTCAGAACCCCGCGGTCCTTCACCCAGATGATCTGCTGATGGACGAATGCGCCGGCTTTCTCCCAGCAGGCTTCCAGCATCGCCTGGCGGCGCGAGGCGTGCCAGCAATACCAGGCGGCGTCCTCGGCAATCGCCTCGGCGACGGCGGCGGCGATGAAGCCGTCGTATAGCTCGGCGCCCTGGCTGGCGTCGTCCCAAGTCACGCCATAGGACGGCGACCAGTCCTTGTTCCGGGTCGGGTGATTGGAGCCGTCGTAATCGACGAGATAAGGCGGGTCGGTGGCGAACAGGATGGCGCGCTCGCCATTCATCAGGCGGCGAACATCGGCGGCGTTGGTGCTGTCGCCGCAGAGCAGCCGGTGATCGCCCAGCATCCACAGATCGCCGAGGCGAGATGCCGGATTGCGTGGCGGTTCCGGAATGACGACAGGCGAGACGCCCTTGTCATCCGACGTCTCGGCGCCCGCGTCGAACGCGAGCAGCCGGTCGAGCTCGCCATCGGAAAAGCCGATCAGCGACAGGTCGAAATCATCGGCGACGAGCTCCTGCAACTCGCCGGACAGCAGCGCATCGTCCCAAGCCCCGAGCTCAGTCAGCTTGTTGTCGGCGATGCGGTAGGCGCGCCGCTGCGCTTCGGTCAGATGATCGAGCACAATGACGGGCGCGTCGGTGAGGCCGAGCTGCGCGGCCGCCATGATGCGGCCATGACCGGCAATGACTTCGCCATCGCTCGACACCAGCGCCGGGACAGTCCAGCCGAACTCCGCCATGCTGGCGGCGATCTTGGCCACTTGGTCCGCGCCGTGGGTCTTGGCGTTGCGCGCATAAGGGCGCAGGCGGTCGAGCGGCCAAGTCTCGATCGCTTCGGGGGCGAAGCTGAGGGGCATGATGTCCGGTGATGGCTGGGCGTGTTGTCGTCGCGTGGCCACTGGATGCCGGATGCCGAGCCGGACTCCGCGAAGGGGCCAGGCGGGTCAGACGTCCAGGAGGCAAAAAAGCTTGTGTTCGTGGGGAATGCGGAGCCGCCATGAAAGGCGCTGGACTCCGGGTGGCTTCCCAAAAAATCCGGCCTGCCGCTAGCGAAGTTCCGCGCTGCCGCCTCCCGCATAGCGCGAAGGCCAGGAAGGAACCGCAATATCAGCGGCTTAGACGGTATCGGCGAAAGTTCGAAACGGTCGGATGCAGACCGTTTTCCCGGTTTCGAACTGTCTCCCTTGCCGTTCGCCGTCAGCCAGAGGCATTCGTGTGAACGAAAAGGGGAGAGCGATCCTTTCGGCGCACTCTCCCATCTTGTCCTTCGGATAGCACGGATCTGTTGCAGATGTCGAACAAAAAAGTGTTGCAACACTCTGGAGTCAATGAGTGTTCAGTCGCGTGGCGATCTTGGTGAGCGCGAGTTGCCAGCGCCGCCATGCCGTGGTTCGGTCGCAGCCCAGTTCGCCGCTGATCAGCTTCCACGGCACACGGGCGGCGCGGGACCACACCAGCTTGCGCTCGGCCTCCTCAATCCACAGCACCCAGTCGAAGGTCTGCTCGAGGCGAGTGATCGCAGCTCTTGAGGGCCAGATGCGCATCGGCTCGGGCTCCATGAAGGCGATTTCGCGGGCGGTGCGCAGCACGGCGGGCCAGGTGCTGAAATAGCCCTGCACCTTGACGGGCGGCAGCTTGCGCAGCGTGCGGAACGCCTCCTCGAAATGGTCGGCGACATCGTCGGCGGTCCAGGTGCGCTCAGCCATGGCGCGCCTCCTCGGTCTCGGGCCGCGGGCCATAGAGCTTCTCGCCAAGCTGGCGGATCAGTTCGCGCTCGGGCCAGGTGAGGCGCTGATCGTCGAGGGCGACGGCGAGCAGCCCCTGTTCGCGCCAGCCTTCGCGCTTGACCTGTTCAGGGTCGCGGCGATGGCCGCCGCAGCCGGGGGGATGCCAGCGCATGCTCTTCATTGCTGCACCTCCGGCAAGAGCGCGGCATAGCCGATCACATCGACGAGGCTATCGCGGTGCGCTGGGTCGTGCGCCAGGCGGACCATCTTCAGGTCGATCATGCACAGCACCACCTGCGCCGGCGTCACGGTGCGGTCGAGCGTGATCGACCAGCGGGCGGCGATGGCGCGCATCGATGTGGTTGCGGGACCGTAGGTCTCGGCGCGCGCCGCCAAGACCTGCGCCGCTTGATCGAGGATTGTGGGCCGGCTCATGCGATGCCCCCGTTCGTCGCGACGGCCCAGAGCAGGATGGCGATGGCGTCGGCCTCGTTGTCATCGGTCGGACTGAAGCCGCGGGCGCGGATCGCCGCCATGACGGCGGTCTTGTCGGCGTTGCCCTTGCTGGTCGCATGCCGCTTGATTGTGCCGACCGGCACGCCCGCGTAGGGTATGCCCCGCAGCTCGGCCCATGCGGTGAGCGTGGCCATCAGCCCGCCATAGATGTGGGCGGCGTCCGTGCCGACATGCCGTCGGACTTCCTCAAACCAGATCGCAGCGATCGGCCCTGACAGCATGTTGAGTTCGGCCAGCCAGTTGGTGAACCGCAGATACCTCATGCCGCCGCCGTCGAAGCGGTTGGGGCGGAAGCTGGCCGTTCCGCTGGTGATCAGCCCGTCCGGCCCGCGCAGCGCCCAGCCAGTCGAGGTGCCGAGGTCGAGGGCGAGAATGCAGCGGTGGCCGGGCGTGCCGAGCGGCTGCGTTTCAATTCTTGCGCCGTCGGGTTTCGGAATCAGAGTCGGCTGAGCCATGATGGGGTCTCCTGTGCCGGGGGCTTGTCGTGATGAAAGACGAGGCGGTCTGGTGCGTGGCGGTGCGGGGCCGCCGTCGTCGAACCAGGGCGAGAGACCAGGACAGGGGGCGCGCGAGGGCCCGCTGCGTATGGGGGCGAGGTCCACCCTGACGGGTGGCCGCCCCATACGTAGTATGGGGGGTTCCTTATCATTCCTCCGAACGATCCAAGTGTTTGCAAAAATTGCGTTTTTCGCCATTTTGGAGGACGAGGAAGGAGGACGTGGTTGTTTGTCCTCGTCCTCCACACGTCATTGATTTTGTTTGCTGAGGACGAAGTGAGGACGAGGACCGACAACTTCGTCCTGAGGACGAGGAAGATTTCAGGGAGGACGAAGTCAGTCATCGAGACCCTCCGGATAGACCCAGATGGCGGGGTTCTCGACCTGCAGGCAGGCGCCGGTGCTGGCGCATTTGTAGTGGCTCGGAAGGACCGCCTCGCCTTCGCCCAGCACCTCCCCCGTATCGGTGTCGATCTGGGTTTCGGTCCCAAAGCGCATGCCCTCGACCACCAGATAGCCGAAGCGGGAGCGCACCACGGCCATGCCGAAGGGACGGCCATCACGGAGGAACTTGATCTGTCCCTTGGTCGTCAGCACGCCGATCCGGTCGCGGATCGTGTACTTGCTTCCGAGACCTGCCTTGTTCTCGAAGGCTTCACCGAACTGCGTAGTGGTGTAAAGCCGCCCGGCCGCCGCTTCCTCGTGCAGGATGGACAGGATCACGTCGCCCTTGCGCAGCCGCTCGGCATCGAGTTTTGCGCCCGCCTCCTTGCGCACCAGGCGCTCGTTCATCGGGTTCAGCTCGACCCATTCGCCCTTCACCTTGTCGATCAGCTTTCCCGGCAGCGCGGGGCCGTTGCGCAGCTCGATCTCCAGTTTGCGGACGGTGCTGTCCTCGTCGGGCCGGTGCATGAGCAGCCCCGAGGTGTAGAAGCCACGCAGCGCGCTGGCACCAGAGAGCGCGAGGAAGGGATCGTCCTTGACCTGTTGCTTGGCCGCCTTGCGCGTATGGTGGGCAAGGATGACGCCGGCCTCGGGGTTTACCGCCTCGCGCAGCGCCTCCACGCGGTCCTTGAGGAAAAACATCATGGCGGTGTTGTCGTTTTCGCCGCCGCCTTCCGGGCCGCCATCGAAGAGGTTGCGGATGGGGTCGATGACGATGATGTCGGGCGGCGCATCGGGGAAAGCGGCCCGGATCGCCTCGGTGACGCGGGCGACGCCTTCCGTGTCGAGCAGGAGCTTCAGCTTCGGCGTGGCGATGAAGGTGTCGCGCGCGGCGGCGATCACGGCGGCGGGCAGCGCGATCTGCTGCATGCGCTCGCGGAGGTAGTGATACTGGATTTCGGCCTGCAAATAGAACACGCGCAAAGGCCGGGGCGGCGTGAAGCCGAGGAACGGCACGCCCGCCGCCATGTGCACGAGCCACGAGATCAGGAAGTCGCTCTTGCCGACCTTGGGGGCGCCGCCCAGCACCAGAAGCCCGCCCGGCGTCAGCACGCGGGGCCCGATGATGTCCTCCGGCATCGGGCTGGTGTCGTCGAGCAGCGCGCCGAGGCTGAAGGTCGGAAGCGGGCTTGCCGGGGCGTCGGTCCGCGTCGCACGCAGGAGCGGCGGACCGTTGCGCTTCACATGCAGCGCCCAGAGGCGTTCCGACTCGGCCTGCAGCCGATCGAGCGGCCAGGACGGGCGCAGCATGGCGGCGTTGTAGCCGCAGATCGCCTCCCAGCCTGCGAAGGGGTCGAGGCGGCCCTCGTGCACAAGGCGGATGTAATGTCCGATGGCGGCGCTGGCCCCCTGGAAGCGCGACCAGTCGTCGACCGCACCCTCGCGCACCGGCGTGGTGAGCACGGAGTCGATGCCGGGCTTGGCCCGAGGGGCCGAGATGTCGCTGGCAAAGCCCACGCCGGGCAGCGGCGGCATCTCCGCGACCCGTTCAACGAAATCCGCAAGGTCTACCTCTACCGAGCGACGTTCGCGGATCTGCACGAGGCGCTGGTGGCCATGCTTGTGGTAGACGGTGCCGGGCGCCCGGATCGGCTGGTGCGCCGAGCGGAAATGCGTGTCGCCGCCCACCTTGACTGCGATGTCGCCGCGCAGGCGGCAGAGGGTGGCCAGGTCGTCACCCTCGGCGGGTTCGGTCAGTTTCCACCAGACATGGAGCTTGGCCGCCCCCTCGGACGTCCGCCCGCCGCTCTCGATGATCAGCGTGGGCGCGCCGAGGTGGCGGGTGACGTGGTCGAGCTTGGCGGGGATGTCGCCGGCGTCGAGATCGACGACGATGGCTTGCATCTGCAGCACATCGGCGGCGCGGGCCTGGCCCTGTTCGGCCACAGTGCCGGGGATGACGTAGACGGCCGCGCCTTCTCGGTTTGCCCATGCCGCGAAGGTCGCGAGCTTCTCGGGCGCGGTGGCGTCGGCGGGGATCCAGATGTTGTGCGGCTTGCCGTCTCGGCCCTGACCTTTGTCGACGAATCCGCGCAGGGGGATCAGCCCCTCGCACCAGCTGAACACGGTGTCGAGGAAGATGGCGATCTGATCGGGGTCGGGATCGCAACCAAAGGGGTTCTCGGCCGGGGGCTCGTCGTTGAAGTCCATCCAGGGGTTGAAGTGCAGGACGCCGTCGTCGCTCATGCGGGCAGCCCCCAGCATCGCGCGGCCCACGGGCAAAAACGGCATTCGAAGAAGTCGGACGTGGTGGCGATGCGAGGCAGGAGCTCGCCCGCGTCGGTCGCCTGCAGGATCCGCACGCCCCGGTCAGACATGCGTTGCGCGAGATCAGCGTCGAAGGGCACGAGATCGTGGTGAAGCTCGGCGGTGTCCTTGTTGATCGCGGTGAAGACCGCCGGGTTGTCGGAGACGCCCGGCACGCTCCCTTCCATATAGGCTTGGTAGAGCGCGATCTGCGCGGCATAGATCGGCTTCGACTTCGTGACGCCGTCCTTGACGCAGGCGCGCCAGTTCTTCGCGTTCATCGTCTTGCATTCCCACAGCGCGGGAACGCCGATGCCCAGCGACTGAGGAGCGGCGGCGATGATGCCGTCGACATGACCGCGGATGCGGCCGCCTGCGACGGAAAAGCCGAACTGGCCGCCATCGGAGCGATTGCCCTTGCGGGTGTAAAGGTCGAAGCCCGCGCCGCGCAGCCAAGCGACGGCCAGATCCTCGAGCGCGTGGCCGATGGCGAAGATGCGCAGCAACTGGCCGGAGAAATCCTGACCCTCGTCCTTCGGCGTCGTCGTGAACTCGAACTGCAGGGCGCGTTCGCAAGGCTGCCCGAGGCGGGAGCCGCCGAGGTAGTCGCGGGGTGACCGCGCCGCCTGATCGGCGGTCAGCGCCCGATCCAGAGCGGCATTGACTCGGTCAGCAAAGCTGGGCCGATGGTTGAAATCCAGCGTCAAAACGGCGCCTCCTGCGCATTGGCCCGGGCGATGTCGGCCATGGCTTCGCGGAAGCCCTCGACGGCTTCCTCGATCAGCGCGCGCACCTGCGCCTCGGTCAGATTGGCGAGCGGGGTGGCCCAGCCGATCTCGTCCATCAGCCGCGCTATGCGCTTCATGGTGGCGGTGATGGCGGCGTGCTCTTCCTCTGTCAGGTCAACCATGGCGCCACGCTCCCGCGCCAAGCGCGTCCAGAAGCCCTGGCAGGACATCGAGCAGAACCAGACCGAGCGCCGGGGGCGGTTCGATCGGGCCAGCTCGAACCAGCCAAAGCCACGGGTGAGTTGTCGGCAGACAGCACAGAGTGTTCCACGCGGATGCCAGAGCCGCCGCCGGTCCGCGCCTGTGATGGGGGTGAAGGCGGTCATGGGTCATGCCGCCCTCCGCTCGGGAATGACAGCCGAGTCAATCAGTTGACGGATGGCGCGCTTGTTGAAACCGAAGGTCATCAGCGCCGAAGCGCGGTAGCGCGTGAGGCCGAAGTCGTGGCGGCACTCGGGAGGCAGGTACTGCAGCTGTTTTTCCGTGGGCGGTTGACGCAGCCAGGACCGGGTCTTGAAGGCGCTCTCGTCGGTCTCATGTGTGTTCAGCCAGTCGTCGGCCTGCGCGAGGCAGACGGTGCGCTCGCCGACGCCCAGCAGGTGCGGGCGTTCGCCCTTCGCCCCGCCGATGGCGCACCACAATCCGTTCAGCCAGAAGATGCCGCCCCAGGCGGCGAAGCCCGCCGCCATCAGCGCATCATCCGCGCCAAAAAGGTCGACCCACGCGAAGCTGGACCGTTTCAGGAGGTCGATCTCCGTCATCACGAAGCCCGACAGCGGCGAGGCGTCGACGCCTTCACCGGCCTGTTTGTCCTCCCGCGGGAAAACCTCGCCGCAGAGCGGGCATTCCGAGGCGGCGAGCGGAATCTCCGCCTCGCAAGAAGGACAGGTCCTGGTCGGCGCCTCGCCGATTTCCGTCCTGCCGTCGAGATCGACGTCCTGTTCCAGCGCGCCGTGGATCAGGCTCGAGGCGCCGAAGTCGAGGATGATGCAGTCAGTCTTGACGACGCCCGGGTATTCCTCGGGATCGACGGTGCGCAATCCCCGCCCGACCATCTGGATCATGGTGGATTTGTAGGAGCTGGGGCGCAGCAGGACGACGCAGGAGGTGGGCGGGTGGTCCCAGCCCTCGGTCAGCACCGCGACATTGACGACCACGCGAAAGTCGCCAGCGGCGTAGCCGGTGAGGATCGCCTTGCGGCTATCGGCCGCCAGATCGCCGTGGATCAATGCGGCGGAAACGCCCGCCGCCCTGAACGCCTCGGTGACGTGCTCGGCATGCGCGACGGTGGAACAGAACACCACGGTCTGCCGATCGCCCGCCTTTTCCTTCCAGTGGCGGATCACCTCCTCGGTGACGGGGGCGCGGTCCATGATGTCCGCCACCTCGTTCATGTCGAAATCCGACAATGTCTTGCGGACTGATCGCAGCTCGTCCTGCACGCCCACGTCGATGACAAAGGTGCGGGGCGGGACGAGATGGCCGGAGCCGATCAGTTCGCCCAGCCGAATCTGGTCCGCGACGTTGTCGAAGACCTCGCGCAGCCCCTTCCTGTCGCCCCTGTTCGGCGTCGCCGTAACTCCGAAGATGCGGGCGTCGGGATTGGTCTTGCGCACCCGGTCGATGATGCGGCGATAGCTGTCGGCGACGGCATGGTGCGCTTCGTCGACCACCAGCAAGTCGAGGCGCGGCATGTCTGCGAGGTTCGAGGCCCGCGCCAGCGTTGGCGCCATGGCGAAAGCGACCCGGCCTTCCCAGGACTTGCTCGTCGCGTCGATGACCGAGGTGGAAATTCCCGGCGCCACAAGTTTGAATTTGGAGCGATTTTGCGCCGTCAACTCGTCTCGATGCGCCAACACACAGGCCTTGGCGCCTTCGCTGATCATCTCGCCGGTGACCGCCGAGAGCATGATCGTTTTTCCCGCGCCGGTGGGCGCAACACCCAAGGTGTTGCCGCGGGAGGCGAGCGCAGTCACGCTGCGCTCGACGAAGGTTTTCTGGCGGGGGCGCAGGCGCATGGCGAATTCCCCCTCACTGCGCCCAGCTCGGCCGTCCGCCGCCGCCGGGGGCGGAGGCGGCCTGGCTGGGCCGCGTGGCGGCGGCGGCCTGCTGCGGGACTTGGCTCTGCGCGGGCGCCGCGATGAACTGCGGCGCGGCCATTCCCATCAGCGCGGCGTAATCGCGGTGATCGGGCGTGACGGCGGCGCGGATCTCATTCTTGTCGTCACCGTTCGTGTCCTGACCGATGTCGATGCGGGCGACGAATTCGATCCCGTCCAGGTCGCCGAAACCGTTGATCCGGCGCCGCACCTGCGCCTCGGGCGAGTTGTCCTTGTCGGACACGCCGCGCGCTGAGTTGAGGATGCCCCGGATCAGCCCGCGACCCATATTGGCCCAGTCCGGGCCCTTGGGGCTGTAGAGGCCAATCAGCGACCAGATTTTTCGCCGGGCATAGGGCCCTTCGAGGACGGTGTATTCGGCGTCGAGATAGACGGCGCCGGTGGTGGCGCGCCGCGCCCAGCCGCCAGTCCAACCCTGCGAGGGGTCATCGAAGCCGCCGGGGCGGAGCGTCAGGAGCACCTTGGCGAGCGTGCCCTTGGGGATGACATTGGTGTTCGATTGCGCGGAGTTGAAGTCGGTCCAGGGTCCGGACATTACGCGGCTCCTTCAGGTTGAGGATTGGACGCGCAGCGGCGTCGAAGGGGAAAAGCCAGCGCGGCGCCCGGATCGGGACACCGGGCATGGCGTGACGCGCTCAGCCATGCCCGGGCTCAAGCGCAGGCGTAGGGTCGGCGGGCGTAACCGGCGGCCACGTCAGGCGGTCGGAGGCAGGCGCCGCAGGACGCTGGATCTTCTCCATCAGCCGGCCGAGGTGCGGGGGCTCGACAAGATCAAGGCGGCCCGAGCGGTCCTTGGCCGGGTAGCCCCAGGAGTTCAGCGTGTGGCAGACGAAAGCCCGCTGCGGCTGGCCGTTCGCGTTGGCGATGTCGGCCATGGTGATGACCTGATCGACGATGCCGGGCAGCTCCAGCCCGGTCTTCGCCCCGTCGATCTGCGGCTGAAAGACCTTGCGGTTGAAGTCGTCGAGCTTCTCGTCGAGTATCCCGACGAACCAGACATGCTTGCCGCGCGCATGCTGCAGGTGGGTCAACCAACCGATCATCTCGCGGCCGTGCAGACCATAGGCGCCGCGGATGTCGGGCTTGGCGGTTTTCTCCGAAAAAGCCTCGGGCTGGCCCCGGCACCACTGGAAGCAAAGCCGCCCCGCCACGGTGATCGAGTCAATGAAGATCGTCAGATACCGCTCGACCACGGCAGGATCGCCGAACCGCCCACAGACCTCGTCGAAATGCGCCTGGCTGTAAGGCTGGTCCTCGCGCAGGGCCGGGTTCGGCCCGCCGATAAACACCGCGAAGTCCCGGCATTCCTTCCAGGTGCGGGGCCGGAGCGTGTCGATTTCCAGCCCCTCGACCGCCAGATCGCCGGCCTCGAGGTCCAGGAAAAGCGTTGTCGAGGCATTCAGCGACCAGAGTAGCGACGTTTTGCCGATGCCGGATCGGCCAAAGATGACGCCCTTGATTCCCTTGCGCTGCGCGAGCCTTTCGTCGGCGCCGATGATGGGAAGGGCCATCACTGGCCCTCCTTTTTAAGCACCGCTGCAGCGGCGCGGTCGGCGCCGATGCACCCCGCCTCGCGGGCGAGCTTGTAGAGGCGCTGGAGCGCGGCGGCGCGGCGGTAGGCGGCCGAGCTCTCCTGCTCCGCCACGACGATCGCGAAGGCGATCTCGTCGACAGTCGCCTCGACGACCGGCAGCGGCTCGCGCAGCTCGCAGCCGGGGCCCTCCGGGAAGGCGATGGTTTCGGGGAGACCATCGAGGGCGTAGTGCGCGTTGCGAAGACGAGTGATGTCGTCCGGTTGATCCAACATGGCGGTTCTCCGTGAGAAGAGGTGATCGAGGAGGCGCATCACGCGGCCTCGCGGACTTCGGGCGCAGGCTCGGCGACGTAGATCGCCAGGAGCGGCGTCCCGTCGGCATGGGCGCCGGCGTCTTCGATCTGGTAGTTGCGGTTGGGCTCGCAGACCTCGGTCAGTTCCCAGCGCCGGAAGAGCCCCGGGAGCCGCCTGAAATTTTCGAGCGACAGATCGGCAGTACGGTTCATGCGTGTCTGCTTTCAGTTGGAGTTGAAGCGCTCGGCGGCGCTCGAATGAGAAAAGCCGCCTGCCGGATCGGATCGGGACATCGGCTCAGGAGATTTCCTGAAGGGCGTCGCGCAGCTTGCGCATTGCGCGCTGGTAGCGCTTGCGGGCGGCCGCCTCGGTCAGGCCCAGTTCCACGCCGACCTCGGCCTGCGAGAGGCCCTCGATCGCCACGCGGATCACGAGCAGGGCATCCGCGCCGAGCAGCTTGCGCAGGTCGTCACATAGATGCGCGTCTTCGGCCGCAGGCAGTCGCCCGATCTGATCGGTGGACACGTCGTCGGGCTCGATGTCGCTGACGAGGCTTTCGCGCGCCGCTTCACGCTGGCGTGCGCGGACCATGTCGCGCTCGACGTTTCGCAAGACGGTGGCGGCGACCCAATTTACGCGCCCGAGGTCGAGGCCGCGGACCGCCTCGGTGGTGCGCGCCAGCACATCGGACGCGATCTCGTCAGCGGAACCAATCTTGCGCCAGATCGACCGGCGGCGGATGGCGTCCAGCCCAGGCCAGAGCGCCAGCAACAGCAGCGTCAGGGCGCAGTCGGACGCAGGTCCATCGCCCTGCGCCACCTCGACGAGCGTGGTGAGGATCAGATTTTTCGGGGCGGGATCTCCCTGGGTGCGATGCAACCTGTCCAGCAGGGCCGCTGGATCCCGGAACGGCGTGAACGCGGGCTGCGCACGCCGGAAGGCTTCGAAACTGCGCTGGAAGCTGAGGGTGGAAGATAGGTGAGTGAGCTGGTCACGGATCGCGTGCCACGCGAAGGACATCGGACGCCTGCCTTGCGGCCAGGCGTCCGGCGCCTTCTTGTGGCCAGGTCAGGACGTCGCGCGTCTCTGCGATTTCAGGGGATTGGGTGGATGCGCGCGTCAGCGCGCGGGGGGCGTTGCGTGGTTCAGCGAGCCGCAGCCGCGGCAGGTGGCCTGAACCGGAAAGCCCACGAGATACTCGTGCCCCCGCGCGAAGCGCAGGTGCATCCGGCCGTCCCGGCAAACGCCGAGCAGCTTGTCACAGCGCGTGCAACGCCATTCCGAGTTGGAGAAGTTGGGTTTGGTCTTCGCGGCGTCGGTCCAGCTCGTCGTGGCTGCCTGGCGCGAGAGGAAGGGAGTCGGCATGGAAGTGCTCCTCTATGTGGAGCCCTTCAATCACCTCCAGAATATCGGACCGTCCCCGGCGATAATTCGGACGGCCGTCCGATATTGCATCTTCGCCAGGCCGTCAGTCCATCTTTAGGCGCCAATGACCGCGACGGCTATTTTCGATGTAGACCCCGGCCACTGACTTGCGTGCTGACGACGGCCACGCATCCGGCGGACTGAGCACACCGGTATCCGCAATGATCTCCCCTGTACGCATTTCTGCTTGACCGGATTTGTGCGCCTTGACCAATCGTTCGACGATCAGCAACTGCTTGTAACCTGAAACAACAAGCGGAGCTTTGCCTGGGATATGCAAAGTTGCTGACTGAGTTCCCGAACGGAGCAGCTGCAGTGTTGCACCGCCTTGAGCGAGAGGGCGGTTAGTCCGATAGGCGAGCTCGAGCGCATCTCGGGAGAGAAGAAGATCGTCGGCGCCCGGCGATAAGCAGCCCGAAACTGGGATTACAAGATTCGGACCGAGGTATCCCGGTCCGTCGGTGCCGGCGGATAGCACGATTCCGACGCCGACTGCGTTTCGCGCGCGCATCAGCTGATCAAGCCGCGAAATCGTCTTGAGATCATGAAGCCGGCGCGCGAAGAAGATCGGAGCATCGGTACCGTCGATCCGCATGGACCCCAGGAGCGAAAGGTCCGGATCCAGGACCTGCGCCGCGAGTTTGTTCAACATCGGCTTCAAAAGCCCGACCACGGTTTCGTGCAGCCACTCACGGTTGATCTCGTAAATCTCGAGGTCCGACGTCGGCATCAGGCCACCGTCCTGGCCGAAAGCACCGACAATGCGCGACATGCCCTCCACACCGGATGGCTTGACTTCGGCTTCGCCGCCCATGTCGTCATCGTCGATGAGCACGATGTCTTGGCGCCCCCGCCGGTCGAGAAGACCGCCCTGAAACATTTGGTCCGGATCGAGACCGAGTTCGCGCAGATGCTCTCCGCTGACGTCGTCTTCGGTTCGGTCGTGAAGCATGACCAGCTGCGGGAAAATCCCGCGCAGGTCGGTGGGCTCGATCTGCTTGAAAGCGCTGAGAATACCCCAGGCGTCGAGTAGCGCGAACCCGAGGTTCCGTTCATCCGGATCCTTGTTGCTCTGAAGGTTGCAGCTCTTCGAGCCGGAAATAGTGATGTTGAGCGTCCGCTCATTGTCGTCGCCGATGCGATTGTAGGTGACGACAATCCCTACGCGGCTGAAGCCATCGGCTCGTCGAAAGATGTTGTTGGGCTTGAGGTAATGATCGGCGATTTGCTCGATGTCGTCCTCCGCCGCCACCTTCAAAATAAGTTTGCGGCTCCAGGAGCCAAGACGAATTTCGACTTCGAGAACGCGTGCATCGGCGATCTCGTAGCCAGTTACGCTCGGCAGATCGAGCCGTAACGAGCTGCGAAACCGCGAAAGATTGTAGCGCTTCCAGGTCAGCGGTTTCTGCGAAACGTCGTGCCCGAGTGCTTCCTCGGCGAATGACCCGGCAACGCCCTGGCGCACGACGGGACTGTCCGCGCATACCTCGATCTGTCGGATGGCTGGCGTGTAGATGAGAGTTGCCTCGTTCGGCGGGCGATAATAGATTGTCCCCCGGCGCCCGTCGTCACGATGGTCATGAACGCTCGAAAGCGGCCCGCCATGGCGAACGATCAGCATGACCGACGCTGGGTGCGCGGCAGTGGCAGGCAGATCGAGCGCCTTAACGGTGCAGGCGGTCTTGAGTCGCAGAGCCGACGTGATTTTCGTGGCAAGAGCAGCCTCGTCGATCGCACCCGAATTGAGGTTGACCGCCTTTTCGAGTTCCACTTCGAAAGCGTCGTAGAGCTTGCCGTAGTCTCGGAATTTTCGGGCGAAGTGAAAACTCTCTGCATCCTCAAATGTCGGGCGGGCGTTCAGGAAAGCCCAGATGCTTTTGCATAGTTGATCGGGTTGCTGCTCGAACTCGCGCGATTGCTCTTCGGTAAGTTGCTTTTCGGTGATTGTCGCCAGGGAATCGATTCCCTTGCCTTCTGCCAAGGCGCGGACGCGGCTTGCGCGCTGTTCTGCCGGTCGCAATTCGTCGGGGTCGAATGCCGACAAAGTCTGAAGCAGGTCTTGCCGAAATGCATGCGCAGCCTCGTTATCCCCCGGATCGAGGACTGCGTTAGGCAGGCCGAAATCTGGCTCATCCTTGCCCTCCCTCATAGCTAGAACAGCTCTCGCGAGGTCGACGCGCGCATCCTCGATCAGAGCCAGAACATGCGGACCGATCGGGGATGCTTTGCGCGCCATGAAACCACCTCAAAAAATTATTTCATCTTAATTGATTCTACCGACCATAATCGTGGACGAAACTGCGCCCGGCAAGTCCTGATGTTCTCGACGCGTTCGCACTCCCACACCCCATTCTGGTGGAATGTCCCGTTACAGGCGTTCGGGTGGCTTTTGATCGGTGACGACACCGAACACGGTCAGCCGAGACATGAAACGCCCCAACCCGTTGCCGCCTGCACTGATGACCGCTGCTGAGCGCAGGGCGGAACTCTGCGCCTTGCTCGCGCTCGGGCTGGTCCGGCTGCGGAAGCGGGAACACGGCGAAGATTCTGACGATAATAGAGAAATTCGCCTACACTATTCGGGCGACCGATGCCGTCATGCAACCGCGAATCCGACGGAGACTGCATGACGAAGCACGATCCCATCCCCGCGCGCCTGGCCGCGCTGAAGACCACCCCGACACCAGACCTGAAAAAGCAGTGGCGAGACTTGTTCGACAGCGACCCGCCGCCGTTCAATCGGCGCTTCCTTGAATCCCGCCTGGCCTATCGTATCCAGGAACTGGCCTATGGCGGGCTGAAGCCCGAGACGATTCGGCGCTTGGAACGGCTGGGCGAGGAACTCGATGGAGGCGACAGGAAGAAGCGCGGCATCCGCGCCGATCGTGACCGCCCGATCACTGGAACGCGGCTGCTGCGCGAGTGGCAGGGCGTCGAACAGATCGTAACCGTCACCGCCGAAGGCTTCGAATGGCAGGGACGTCCCTACAAGTCTCTGTCCGCGATCGCCCGCGCCATCACTGGGACGCGCTGGAACGGTTGGGTGTTCTTCGGACTCAAGAACCTTAGGGGGCGGACATGACGAAGCCCGTCGTCCGAAAGCTCCGCTGCGCCGTCTACACTCGTAAATCCTCCGAGGAGGGGCTGGAGCAGGAATTCAATTCGCTCCATGCTCAGCGCGAGGCCTGCGAGGCCTTCATCGCCAGTCAACGCTCCGAGGGCTGGGTGCTGGTCCGCGATCAGTATGACGACGGCGGCATTTCCGGCGGCACGCTGGAACGCCCCGGCCTGAAGCGCCTGATGGCCGACATCGAGGACGGGCTGGTCGACGTGGTGGTGGTCTACAAGATCGACCGCCTCAGCCGCTCGCTGGCCGATTTCGCCAAGCTGGTCGAGGTGTTCGACCGGAACGGCGTGACCTTCGTCTCAGTGACGCAGTCGTTCAACACGACCACGTCAATGGGGCGGCTGACTCTGAACATCCTGCTGTCCTTCGCCCAATTCGAGCGCGAAGTGACGGCCGAGCGGATCCGCGACAAAGTCGCCGCCAGCCGTAAGAAGGGGATTTGGATGGGCGGGGTTCCGCCCTATGGCTATCGGGTGGAAAACCGGAAGCTGGTGGTCGACGAAGAAGCCGCAGCTCATGTGCGCTGGATCTTTGCCCGGTTTATCGGGATCGGGTCTTGCACGATCCTTGCGCGCGAAGTCGGCACGCGTGGCATTCGCACACCGCGCGGCAATACGATTGACAAGAAATACCTCTATCGGGTGCTTTCGAACCGCGCCTACATCGGCGAGGCGGTCCACAAGGGAGACAGCTATCCTGGCGAGCATAACGCGATCATCGACCGCGAGACGTGGGACCGCGCCCGCGCCATCCTGAAGGAGAGCCCGCGCAAACGCGCCGCCCGCACCCGTGCTAAGACGCCTGCGCTGCTCAAGGGGCTCCTGTACGGGCCCGACAGCGCCGCATTCTCGGCAACCCACACCAGGAAGAGCGGGAGGCTCTACCGCTATTATGTGAGCCAGACGGTGCTGAAGCATGGCGCGGGGGCTTGCCCCGTAGGCCGAGTGCCAGCAGGCGAGATCGAGGCGGCGGTCATCGACCAGCTTCGCGCGGTGTTCCGCCAGCCCGAGATCGTGGCGGGGACGTGGAAGGCCGCGCGCGGGCAAGCTGATGACATAACCGAAGGAGATGCCCGCACCGCCCTGCAGCAGCTTGATCCGCTATGGGACGAATTGTTCCCCGCGGAGCAGGCTCGCATCGTCCAGCTTCTCATCGAGCGGATCGACGTGAAAATAGACGGCATCGCGATCCGTCTGCGCGACGGCGGGATGACGTCGCTGCTTAGCGAACTGCGGACGTTCACCGACCGCCAGGAGGCGGCCTGATGGCAAAAGGAGCGATCTTCCGCGACACAGGCGCGCTCACCATCACCGTGCCGATGACCTTCAAGAAGCGGGGTGGTCGCAAGCTCGTGATCGCGCCAAACGGCGCCGATGCGTGCGCGTTGCCACGCGTCCGCATCGACAACACCATGACAAAGGCGCTCGCCCGCGCCCATCGCTGGAAGAAACAGATCGACTCCGGCCGCTTTCAGACCGTTCAGGACCTGGCCGATGCCGAGAAGATCAACCCCTCCTACATCGCGCGCATCCTGCGCCTGACGTTGCTTGCCCCCTACATCGTCGAGGCGATCCTAAATGGACGGCAGCCGGCCGGATTGCAGTTGGATGACCTGCTGGCACCGTTTCCGGTCGAGTGGGAGCGGCAGAGAGGTCAATTTTTCACAGACTGA